ACCAATAAAATCAAGAGGAGGTGTCTCATACTCAAGTTGCATTCTCTGTCGGATATTTTCTAAATCTCTTTCACCATCTTCATATATTTCTCTACCATTTAATTCAATTCCACCTGCCAGTTTTACTCCTCTAAACTTCATTAGATTTTGTCCCCACTGTCTTTTGATGAGTGCTGTCAAATATAATTTTAAGAAACTATCATTATATACACTAGTAAATGTATTTGGGTCTAATATTCTTTGACAATCAATCACGATAAAATCATCTGCTGTAATTGAACTGTAATCCATATCCAGATATAAACGATTTTGTCTCTTATTAAATCTTACTTGTTTTTCTGGTGTCAGTAGAAAATCAATATCCTCAAGATATGTTTTTGTCATTGAATATTGCATTAACTCTACAGAGTTGAAGTAATAAAGATCATTTAAGAACAACTGATATTTAATACTAAACATACCGCCAGATATTGTGCTAGTATCGAATTTAAATATTCTTTCTATTCCTATCACAGAGTCTGGAACTTGTATGTAGTTTGATGTTTCATAAAAATTACTTGAAACAGTGGTTGCAGGATTAGTTGATATACCTGTTGTTGTTACAATTCCAACACCAGATGTTCCGTCTGCCTTTCCTCTATCAATATCATCTTGTGTAAATTTATATTTTAAATACATTCTTTCAACACCATCAAAATGACGTTCATTGAAGATTTGTAGAGCATCATCAACTAAATCATCTATTTGATCATCATCAACATTTATTTCCAGCACAGGAGCACCTAGTCTCCTCAAAGAGTAATCTATTAATTCTTGTCTACTACTTGGTTTTGCCATTTTTAATAAAATCCTCCATCGATCAATCCAGCAGTTAATGTTCCGGTAATATCAGCATTTGCACCAACAGTTAATGCACTCGTGATATCTGCACTTCCACCAACAGCAAAGTTGTTAGTTACGTTTGCTGTTGCTGCAGTTAAAACGTTAGTGATAGTTCCATTTCTAGCGGTAAATTCATCTAATACAATGTCATCACCAACATATAGGTCACCACCCACAAATAAATCACTACCAGTGGTAACAATTCCAATGAATGTTGAAACACCTGCAATATTTAGTTGTTTTGCAAATAATGTTGGTGCAGTTATGGTGGTGATACCATTTAAGGTTGTTAAACCATCAACAGATATTTGATCTTTAAAAAATGCCGATCCAAAAAAAGTAGAGAGACCTGACATTCCTGCAACTTCACCAACAGAAATTTGTGAGACCGAAGCGATTCCACCAACTACGTTAGCTGAAGTATCAGCACTTATTGCTCCACCAGACGCAGCAGCAATAACTTTGACAACATTTTTTTGCCCAACACGGGCTTTGATGCTATCTCCTCCAACGCGAACTTTAATGTCTGCCATTAACGGGTTACTCCTTCTCGAACTAACACATTCCCTTCAACGACCGTTTGTTTATTCGAATCCTTTGTAATAACAATATCATAAACATAACGACCAGGTTTTAACGCACCAGTTTGAGTTGCAGTAAGACCTAATATAATCTGTCCAGATGTGAGTGGATCCTGAAAATCAACTGAAAAACTAGTGGATGATGAACTACCTGCATGCTTTCTCATTTGTGCAGCACCAGAGTATCCAGTCAAATTAAATGGTGAATTAGTAGTAGCAGATTCCAAAGTAAATGTCTCTGAAAAAGTTGTGCCAGAATTAATTACAATATTCGATACATATACAGCCATCTATTTAACAATACTATATTATTTACTATTTATGACTAAGTTAATCCCCTCCTTCAATTCCTTTAATGCATCTTTGATATCTTGAATGTCATTTTTCATCTGATCAATTTCATTTTTCTTTTTTTCTGAAGACTTCAAAGTGCGAATATAGTTGTCATATGCAACATCATCGCAGTTAACAATCGCACCGGTGGTCTCATCACGATATAAATTTTTGTGTCCTTCAACTCTTATCATCGTACAGCAATTGTTCTTAAGTCTTTAATCTTTGGAGGTCTTGCCTGATTTGTACCAGACATTACTATCTTGATTACATAACCAGTAAATTCAGGTAGATTTTCTGCAGTAAATTGATATTCCAAAAATTCACCATCTAAACTAGCGGGTACAAATACATCTGGTCTACCATCATTCTTTGATGAATCTATAACTAAATTACCATTTCCATCTTCAGTGGTGTCAATTAAATTTTTGTAACCAGGAAATAGTTCAAAACTAACTTCATCACCATCATCTGGTTTATCAAGAGCATATAATACTCTGATGTCAGCAGTCTCATCTCTATACGCAGAGAATAATACTTTAAGTGATGTTGCTGGTTTTACCAACTGCACTAGAGTTGACATATAAGTTGCTGTATGAGGATCATTTGCAATGTTACCAACTCTACCATCTACCGCATAATTTTCGACTCCTATTGGGTTGTTAAGACGATGATTTATTAACTCAACAAATGCAGTATCTGTTCTAAGAATCGGTGATAATGAAGAAGAAGGAGTTTTACTTAATGTAAGATTAACTGTCAATGATTTATTTCTTGGTAAGTTGTTTAGATATCTATTTTCATTTATTTTACCTGCAACAATACGAGGTGTTGTCATTTCATTATACTCATTAATCTGCACAGATTCAAATCCTTGATCAACAAATGATTCCTCAGAACCTCCAACACTTGTACCAGAAACTGATCTCAAAGTAGCACTAGTTGATGTATTGGATCCTGGATTTAGTAAGTTAAATGTTGGAACAATAGCACCGTACATAATATTTGTAGATGCGTGTACATTATCACCTCCAACAAACTTTTGTTCATTGAAATTTAATTGAGGTACGCTTCCAATACCAGAAGACGCTGAATTGTCAATATCTCTCTTTGCTCCCCTAGCAGAAGCTCTACTAAAAGATAAAGCATATGAATCCATATCAAATGGATCTCTAACAGTTCTTTCTACATCGCTTATTCTTCTTAGAGAAACTCCACTAATTTCATATTTTTGTAATTCAACTGGGTTTACCTGACCATGAGGTTGCGCGACTGAAAAATCAATACCTCTTGTGAGAGATCCCAAAGTTTGAGCACCAACACTTTCATATCCGATAATCTCATCACCTAACTTTAGATATCCAGTATTTGCAGCACCAACCGGTACTCCTTCAAAGAAAGCAAATTTAGATGTATGTGCAGAACCCACTTCTAATTGTGTATCAGTTGCGGATATACTTGCACTCAAATTAACAAGTGGAGTATCAGGTTGAATTCCTCTAATAACTACTCTATTGCTAGTTGAATACATTCCATGTTCAAAATCTTGAACTTTAAAGAAATTCCCATTAAATGGTGCTCCATCTGCACTGTAACTAGTTATAGTATGAGTTGCAATACCAATAGTTCCTGAAGTAGCAGATCCATCAAGATAATTTAACGATTGACCTATTGAATTTGTCCAAGCATCATTTGAACCCTGAATATTTGTTAAGTAAAGTGTATCAGTGCCTTGAATCTCACCTACTCTAATTTCAGCACCTCTTCCTCTTTTGCCATTAGATTGTGAAGTTGTAATACCAACAATATCACCTTTTTTATATCCTTCCCCTGCTCCATCAATTGGTATTGACAATGTGCTTATGGCACCATCTGCTTCTACACTATCAATTTTAACTTTTAATCCACTACCTTGACCTATAATATTATAGGTTAAAATTTCAGTGGCACCACTCGCGTAATTTTTACCACCAGTTGCCACACCAACTTGGCTTGGTCTTCCTCCAACAGACTCAATTAATGCGGTATTATCTTTCTTACCAAATGCATTTATTTTTCTACCTGGAGTTATTATTGATGGAAGAGGAATGCTAGTCGCACCACTACTAGAAGTAAATGTTTTTATTCCTACTTTACCTTTTTTAGGTAAAGTTACTATTGGATTATCTAATAATCTTGGAACCTGTACAGTATTTTCATCAGGCATTACATCTTGAGGTGTACGAATATCAGGATTATAAAATACAGCAGTCCCTGAATCTGCTGTGAAGTTTGCTTTATATAATTTGAACTTCATATCCTGATACTGATTTTCAGTCCAAAGTGAACCATTTTGTGATTTAAATAAAGCACCCATCGCATACTGTGTAGAGTATGTTGTTTGTTCTGCAGTTGGTAAATTCTGAGTATTTACAGTGGGTTCATTCATAATCGCTGTCCACACTTCATAATCCATACTCTTATCAGATACCAATACCAATGCATATTCAAGTCCAGGTGGTAACCATATTGGTTCTGGGAACGTGACTTTTGTTCCAACAGATGCGTCACTGGATGTGTTATTCTTAAGCAAAATATCATTACCATCATCATCTGTGCCAACCACTGAATCTGGGAAAAGAACAACAGGTGTACCAATAATTCTACGAGTTGGTATGCCTAACTCTGTAGTTCTTATCTGGAAAGTAATTGGTGCTGATTTTTGATCACATTTTGCAAAAAATACTTCGATTGCAGTTAAGAATGCACCATCAATATCATCATTTGTATCAATATCAGAGGGTGCCTCTATGTTTCCACCAACAACAAATGTTTGAGCAAGAGGATCATAAAACTCTGTGGTGATAGTATCAACATTAACTGTTTGGACATCAAATCCAATATTTGTACTTAAATTAATTGTATTAACAGTATTCGCTGTAGTTACCTCATTTTGCCATCTTTCAACAGTACCATTTGATACGTAATTTATTTCAGCAAATGAAACGTCACTACTACCAGGTAAACCAGGATCATTATTTTTATCAGATGATAATCTAAATGTTTTTGTTCCAGTCTCTATTTTAACACTTGGTCCTGGCGGTTTTGCATTTGGATCTCTTAAGAAAAATGTTCCAAGAACATCACCAATTGAATCAGAAATGAGTCTTACATCTTTTACATAAGCAACTGCACCACTTGTCTTTCCAACAAGTTTCATATTTTTCTTGATAAATCCAAAATATAACCCTACTGCCTCTTCTGCCATCGCCTCAGTGTCCACGTTTAACACAGATGATGTTTGACTATAGATTAATGGTAATGCTTCTGCTGTGCCTCCTGCAGGTGTCTTAGAATATGGATTAGATAAGTAAGTAGTTCTAGGATCGTCAAACTTACCCCTCTTATGATTTGGTTGAGCAACTCTAAATCTAATTCTTGTCTTATTACCAATTGACCCTACAACTGTTTCTCCAATTTGGAATATACCATCTGATCCATCGGTGCCATCTGAGTTTTTAATTTCAATTAATTTTGGAACTAAATCAACACCCTTCTTATTATCTAAGAAATGATAGTAACGTGTTTTTGGTTTTAAATTAGATGCTACAAATTCAGTGTTTCTTGATCTCATATATGAATCAACATCAGATGAAATAAGAACATTTCTGACTGATACATCTGTTGTAGTAAATGATGCTCTACTTGTTTCATTTATATCAACTTGTCTATTTCTTCCCTGATTAATTCCTCGTATGTTTGTTTCTGTTGTACCTCTTCTACTACCATCTGGAACTCTTCTTGTTCGATTTCTAAAATTAATGTCAGTAAAATTGAAACGACTTAAATCAATATTTTGATTTAAATCAACTTCATTATTACGAGTTGTTGTAATATTCTTATCCTCCAATTGAACAGTTCTTGTCCAAACATCATTTGTTGGATCTAAAACGAGATTTCCAGTATATACAACTACGTGGAATGGGTTTACATTTTCAACAGTGGTGGCAAATGATTGCTCTAACCAACCTACTTCATCATACTTCAAAGTAACAGCTCTTCCTGTTTTCTGTAAATTTGAATCTATTAATGGGAAGTTACCAGAATTTACATTCAAATCTGCTGGTGCCAAATCAAGTTTAATTGCATTCCTTGATCTAAGTGGTACTAATTCATTATTATTTGGATTTATCTGCGCAGAGGTAAATGCCTTATTCATAAAATTAGTTGTAGAAAAATCATCTACAAAGAATCCAGACTTAAATCTATTTCTACCCTCTGCATCTTGTATCTGAAGTGTTTTTGTATCTAATTCAAGAAGTGTTAAAGATGTTGTAGTTTCTAAAGTTTTTACTCTATTTTCAATATCACCAATATCTCTCATCGTATATCTACGATTATCAATCAATTTAAATTTAGCATCCTGTGGATTATAAAGATAAGCAGGGTATGATATTTGAGCGATCTCAAGAAGACCCTCACTTTTTTGTGGTGGTTTTGGATATCTTGCAGAAACACCTTTTTGAACAATAAATTCTTCTTTTGTATTTAAATATAATTTGTCAATTCTAGGAAGATAATATTCATAATCTAAAGTTGAACCCTCATCAACCTTTAGAAAAGTCATTGTTGAAATATCAAATGATCTTGATTGAAAATCAAATGGTGATTTTTCTGTGCTTGTAAATACATTTACTCTTGGTCTAAAGTCTAAAGTATCTGATGCTCTAAATGTATTATCAATTGAAGGTATATCTGTTGCAAATCTTTCATCGTCATAACTTAATACTGTAAATAAATCTCCATTATCATCAGTTGGGATTGTGTAATGATCAAAAACTACTAAGAGTGGTTTAGTTGGTTCTGGCACACCTTGATTTCTAACAATACTTGAATAATCATAAAATTCTTTATTTTGTCCTTTATCAAGTTTGTATGAGGTTGTTAAATCTTTTCTAATTCCTAAGGTGATTGTTTCTATTGCTGTTTCAATATTAGACTCATCAAAGGATACTAATTCTCCTACAGTAAATATCGAATCATTTAAATAAATTACTTCCAAACTATTAGGATCACCATCTGCATTTGTCGAAACAACTCTTGCAACTGCCTCAGATTCAGATCCGATTATATTTTCACCAACTACACAATTTAAAGATACTCCAACTGAAGCACTGAATTTTAATTTATCTAATGTAGGTGTTGCTCCATCAACAGATTCATACACTGCGATTAACTTGGCAGCGTCTGGTCTATTCAACGAAATTCTTTCATCTTGAACTCTTAGACCAAAGAATTTATTGAATAATAATCCATCAGCAACCTCCGCTGTGCCATCTCCAAGTGCTGTTGTGACTCCTGAAGTTTCATTTTTTGATTTATTAACAATTAATTTTTCACTTCGATTATATATTTTTTGTTTACTTTGAATAAAGTTTTTCTTAGCAGTTGTATTTACAACAATACCTGAACCGTGGTTTGCTAATCCTGAAATTGTAATTTGATTACCTGCTAGTGCAAAAGTATCATTTGTAATTTTTCCAATAGATAAATCACCAGCACCTTTAGCAAAAGCATCAGGATAGTGAATTGAGTATCTCTCTTCATCAAATGTTGTCCAAGATGCACTTGATATACCTGTTAGTTGATTTGTGTTTACAACTAATTCATTACTAGTAACTTGCTCACCAGTTAGTTGTTTGCTAATTAAAATATTTGACCTATCTAAATCAACTGAAGAAATATTTTGATCAGGAAGTGGCGCAAAAAGACCAGTGTCACTGGTGCGAATTACTGGTATTCCCAAAAATGCTTTAAATGATCTTGATAGTGTACTAATTCCTGTTGGTAATCCACCAGTAAATACATCAGTAACTCCACTTCCGACTGCGGTAGCATCTAGAACGATATCTTTACCTGTATCAGAAACAGACTGAACCGAATTATGTACTTGCTCATCATATTCGGGATTATCATATATAATTGTATCAAATTTTTTTAAACCAAGAAAACCTCCATTTACAGAGTTTGTAGCGGTTGCAACACCTGTGCGACTAACAATAATATCACTAACACCATTAGGTAAGGGTGCCTTTTGAAGAACAGTTCTACCAAAGAATCTTGGAAAATCAGAACCCACTTCAACACCAGTTCTATTACTTGCAACTGATTTAATATCGTTTATACCAAATGTATTAACAGTTCCAACACCAACAGAAATATCGACACCATTTATCTGTAATTGCTCACCTCTTATGAATCTACCAGATGTTTGAGTTAATTTTAATTGACCTTGAGGAGCTCCTGCTCTTGCGACAAATCCAACAGCACCACTACTTTTTCCTACAATAAATGATGATACAGGAATATCACTTGCAACAAGATCATTTCTATTCAATATCAAATCTGTTCTTATTTGAATATCATATAAATGTAAGTCCCATTTAGTTGAGTCATTTTCATACGCAGCATCCTTTAAATTAAATCCATATGCCCTTGCACTACCAATATTTGTACTACTTGATTGTGTTGTATTTGTCCTAAAAAGTTCAACAATTTCTCCATTTTTAGGAACTCCTGCCACGTCAAAAAGTGTCAATGTGTTCGGTGCCTTAAATGGTACGGTAACATTTTTTATTTCTTCAGTATCTCTTGGTTTCTCTACATCAACAATAGATGTAAATGGTTTATCTACTTGATATCCTCTTACATATGCTTTACCTGGTGATAATTTTATTACCGCTAAATCATCTGATGGAGTATTGCCATCATCTGTTTTTTGATCTTCAAAGAACATACCATTACTACCAAGTTTATCATTTAAAGAGTTGTGTAATGATGGGATAAATGTTTTTGTTGTATAATTGCCAGACTCATCATATGTTCTTTCAGCAATATAGTCCTTGATTAAATTATATCTTGTTTTTGTTTGTATTTTCTTTAATTTACCACCATCAACACGTAGTAATTCAACAAAATCAGTATCATCTAGATCTGTTATTAACTTTTTAGTTAATGATAATGTGATTTTAAGACGATCAGCACCTGGTGCGGCAAAATTAGTAAATCCTTTTGCATTATCATACAATGATGGATCATCTTTTGCTCCAACAAAAGACTCAGTTATCTTTAAACCTACTCTGTAAGTGGGTGTATTAGTATAATAATCTAAAATTAATGTTTGCTGTGATACGTTTACAAAGTATCCTCTTATAAAATAAACACCTTTCCCTATTGAAGCAGCAGATCCAATAGAAGTAGCATTTTCATTTATTAATCCCGCAAAATCAGTATTTGCTTGAATTGTAGTGTTACCATAAGTTACATTTTCATCGCAAGATAATGCTTCTCCATCAACAAATGAACTCGTTTCAAAATCATCATTACCATCAATGTATTTTACAAAAATAGTAACGTCATCCACTGGATCAGTTGAAGGAAGTGCTACTTTTTCAACTGTTGCACTTACATTGGATAATTTACCTGTTATTGTTTTACCTACAAAATTATTAATATAAATTGAAATGTCAATTCCAAAATTGGTTGGATTTAACTTGACTGCGTGATATCGACTATCATATACTAGATTACCTGGTATTACAACTGAACCATTTTTAAATAAATGACTTCCAAAATCTTCGATTTGATTTTGTAGTATAGATTGTGAGGTTGTTAATTCTCGTGCCTGAACTGGAAATCCTGGATTAAATAATACCTTATAAAAATTATTATCTGAATCGAAGTCATCGAAGTATGGACTTACATTTAAGTTTGATTTTTGTGCCATTTGTTTTAGAATTCCAGAATGATTTTAACGTCTTCTTTTTGCCTTGCGTCCCTTGTTACTAAGGCACGATTATCAATATAAATTATATCACCTGTCTGTTTATTTATCTCAGGATTTGCAAGTCCATTTGTAAAGGTAACACCTAAACCTACGACTTTATTATTTAATGTAACAGTACTTCCACTAAATGCAGATACTCCGACTCCAAGTGGTTCAATATTTCCACCACCCTGAGTAAAATCAGATATGAGACTAGCAGAACTTACACCAACATAATCTTGTTGATCATTTTTATTACCAAAGTATAGGGATCTATCTCTAGAATATTTAAGAACTTGTGTGGATGTGTTATATGATGTAACATATCCTTTTGCATTTCCCTGAGTAATTATGTCGCCTACAGAGGGTGAAGTTGTAGGATTATTTACTAATTTGACACTAAACGCTGATGAAAAATTAATACCTGTAAATGTTGAAGTATTTGAGAATTGTTCAGGATTTTTTAAAATACCAACTTGAGAAAATTTAGTTGTTGTTGGAAAATCTGGAGATGAATCGTCAAATCTTGTATATATTAATATTTTATCAGTTCCTAATTCACTATACAAATCAAAACCATGACCTCTGGATGGAGGGATAATAGGAATTAGTTTTGCTCTATCAACTTCAGCAATATTTTGTTTAGTTTGTATAGGTCCCAGATCGACTATTCCGTAAGTATAACCTTGACCTCCTCTAGTAACTGTTGTTTTGGTAATTTTTCCATTTGAGTCTACAGTAACTGAAACTTCTCCCCCAGTTCCATCACCGAGTATATCAAGAGTTCTTTCACCTTCTTGATATGAACTACTTACTGAACTACCACTATTTTCTATATAAACTTTTTTTATTTGGTTATTATTAATTCTTGAATCTCCTGCTTCCCTAATCGTTTGTATTTGATTATCTGTTGAAGTTGGCCAGTCATTTGGTAATGAAATAAATTCAGTTGAATCAAATTTAATAATATCACTTGGAGAAATAGTGTAAAGGTATTTCCATACATATCCATCTCCACTCGTTCCTGCTGCTGATGGTTCAGTATCAGTAAATGTAGGTTCATCTAATGAATTACCTCCTTTTGCTGTATCACTACCAGGTGCACCGGAAGATCCATTATCAATACAGATATAAACTCTTAAGTCACTATTAACAACATAATAATTTGAATTGTATAAAGATGAACTTTGTGAATTAGGGGATTGATTTAATACACTGTAGTCATGCCTATACATGTCATATCTTGTATTTGATACCCATGTATTTTTTTTAACTACTCTCCTTACGTTTGCACCTGATATTTTTTTACCAAATAAAGTGGTATCGCGATAATGTGATCTATATTGAAAATTATCTATTGGATTAAGTGGCCAATTATCGGTTGTTGTTCTACCAAAACCTGGTGCAACACTAGTTGGATTTGATAATCCTAAGAACACATAATAAGAGTTTGATGAGTCTAATAATGAATCAACAAAATTATTTGCATTGAATATTCTAAATTGATCTGTAACTACGGCTGGCATATTTATAGTTTTTTTATATATTTATAACAGTTTATGGAGTTTTAGGTAAAGCACCAGTTTTTCTGAGAGTATAATCTCCACCCGACCTTTGTATTGATGGGAAAGTTGATAAACCTGAATCTACAGTTAATCCTGTAATACCTATTGATATAGGTGTGGAGCCTCTATTTATTGATGATAGTTTTCCGAATGAAAATTCACCAAGCACATCACCGGTAACTACTCCTAAACCTGGTATCGTACTATTTGATTCTATATTACAAATAATAGAACCTGCTGCACCTGAGTTACTTATAGTGCTAACAACATATATGTTGTCTAAAAACTGTGATCCAATAGCATATGTATGAATTCCACTTTCATTCATAGATGTAACTCCGGTGCCAATTGTGGTGCCCTTTATTAATATTGGTGTGTTAGGAACTAATCCATTATAATTTGCAAATCCTTTAGGTGCAGGTCTATCTAAATTAAATTCTAACGCTAATGAATTTGAATCAGAGTTAATAACAGTACTTATACCAGTTACAATTCCTGAAAAACCTGTAACAACACCAACACCACCAGTTCGTTCAATAATTGTTGTGGGAGGTTGAACAAGAACACTTGGAGCAACAGTGTAACCCAAACCAGGATTTGTTATTGCAAATCCGTCTATTACTCCGTTTGTAATAGAAACTGTTGCGGTTGCAGTGGTTCCTACACCAACTCCAATACCTGTTCTTGGTGCAGAAATTGATATTGAAGGTGCAGATGTATATCCACTTCCTCCACCTACTATTGTTAATCCAGATACTGTGCCACCAGCAGATATAGTAGATGTTATTGTTGTAATACCTATTAGTGGTAAAGGAGTATTAGAAATAATTTGAATATTGAATTCAGGAGATGTTTCTGCCTCATAATTAAAGAAATTAGCATTATCTACAAAAATATTTGTTGATGATGAAGTTATATCTGATATAACTTTAGCGGTTGGATATATTTGAGGTTCAATAGAATCTCTTGTTTTTGGAACTACCCTAGATCCAATAATTTTATCAACCTTTTGTTTGTATAGGTGCATAGGTCTGAAATTATCTGCATCGACACCATCACCAGTATAGAGGTTTGTTTCAAACCTATCCTTCAATGTTAACTCAATTGCAGTTCTCTCATCTTGTTGAACAGATGTGCTTATTCCATTAAATTTCATCAATTGAACATTATCACCCTCTTCAAGAGTTTTATTAATGTCAGTGTTTATTACAGAGTCATCACCATTAGTTCCTTTATAAATGTATATTGCAACTTCATCATTTTGTGTTGGAGCAGTAGTGAATGTAAAGGTTGTTCCTCCATCAAATTGATAATTTATACCTGGTTTTTGGTTAACACCATTCACAAATATTAAAAGTAAATTTTGTGCAATAATATCTGATGTAGGATCTACTTGTACACTTAATAATTCACCATTGTAGAATAATGGGAATTTAACTCTTGATCCATCTTGTAAATTTTTTATTGAATCAATATAATCTAATTCACCAAATTGCCAAGAAGCAAAGCTGTCTTCATATACCTCTGAAACTTCTAGTATAAAATCAGAGATGGGTCTAGGTAAGTTTTTATCAGTTACTAAACCAACTGGTGTAAATTTATCACCCTTTTTAAATGAATATCCAGTTCTTGATAATCTGAAATTCTTTACACTGAATAAAGTTGATCCAATTCCTACATCAACTCCTGAAATATTGACATCAGCACTAATTAAAGCACCTACTCCTGTCTCAGTTGTTGGTCCTGTCGCTAACCTTGAAACTCCTACTATTGGCATGTTATCATATGATGGACTTGGTGTGAATATTTCTGGTTCTTTATAATTTGATCCTCCATTTACTAAATTAAATATTACAGTGCCACCTGCTCCAACTGATCCTATGACAGTTGCTCCGGAACCAACGTTAGCACCCACGTTTACTGTTATTGAATTTGTATTGAAGGATGTGATACTTAGAGTTGCTCCTGCAGCAGGATCTGTTGCTCTTGGATATGCATGATTTGTAGAAAAATTATCTTTTGAGCATGTAAATGAAATTGAACCTGTTGCTATAGTAACTGTATTACTTCCTGTTAAACCATGTCCATTAATGAATAAAACAAGATCTCCAGTTACCGGATCATAAGATGCATCCGATGGAGTAAATTTAGTCCCTGTGTTTGCTTCCACAGCATCAGTTACTGCACTAGCAAATACATGTTTATAACCAGGATCAAACACTGTTAATGCAATACCTGCAATTCCTGTTACTGTCTTACCTGTATCTAAAGTTCCAAGTGTGTAACCTGATCCAAATGTTAAATTACCAAACCAATTCTTAACAGTTCCTCCTCCAACAAATGTGTGTGGAATTGTGCTTGTTCCAACTTGAGTCTTAAATGTGTTTGTTGATGATATAGAGACAACAGAGAATTTATCACCTATTGATCCATCAGGGAAAATGGTAGTTGTGACACCTGCATGAGGAGCAGCACAACTAAATTCTAAATTAGATAATAATACTTCATCAGTATAACCTATTCTTAAATCATGTTTATTAACAGTTGTAATTTCTAAAAGACCTGTTGTATTATCATAAGATGCAGTTGAAATATTGTTAGATGTGCCACTATATGCAACTCCAACTATGGATGTAATAGTTCCTCCTGCTGATATCTGAGGTTTTACATTTGTTCCAACTAATGGTGCGTAACCTAAACCACCCGTGGATCCAAGTGAAACAATCACCCCTCCTCTAGGTAAATCATTTTGATTAACATCTGTTTCATCAATTAGAATGCCTCCATCCGCAATTGTTGTGATACCTGAGAATCTTACAGTGGTAGCAGTTCCAGTATCACTAATGGCAAAATTTCCACTTGAATTATTAGTGGTGGTAGGTCTTTGGAATATATTATTAACAAATAGAATACCATTTCCACCTGTTGATCCTATACCAGATGTGGCAATACCACCGGTGGTTAAACTGAATGTCTGCCCAATTCCTGTAAATTGATTTGAAATATTATCATATAAAATATTGGTATCATAATTATTTCTTAAATATACTCTTCCTTCAAAATCTGACCTTGCAGGAGGTAAATTAGATGAGTCAAGATCTATCGAACTATTACCTCTAGGTGCTTCAGTAAAGTGTATTTCTTTACCAACAATATTGTATGATCCTTTAAATAACTTTGCGTTAGTTAAATCACTATGATTTGTAGCAGAACTTCCTACATATCCTCTTTGACCTTGAATTAATGGTATGGTTCCCGTTCCACTCACTGGACCTACGTTAGTAGTACCAAGACCAACATTTGTTATTCTAATAAATTCATCATTTATTTTTAAGATATTTTCTATATTAATATCTGATATTCCACTTAAACTGAATATAGTAGAGGCAGTTCCAATTGATCCTCCATTACCAGATACTTGATATACTAAATTTGTGTTTGCGATTGGATGTTGAACTAAACCATCAATTGTTATAACCGCCTTTGTGAGACCTTTTGCCATTTCGAATTGATGTTCATTTCCTTCGCCGACATGCATAAATGTAACAGCAGTTCCAGTTCTAGTTGTAGATATTGAAAATACATCATCACTTTCTCTTATGGCAAACACTGTTTGTGGTAGTTCATGAACATCTCCAGCAGCGGATTTGTATAACATTGGTGTTGATCCAATACCTATAAAGGATGCTTGTGGGGTGTAAATTAATTCTTCTTGTGTTCTGAAGAAATGATCATCTATTGAGAACTTACCAGTCCCTAAATCAACAATTGATGTGTTTGATGGATCAAACGTTTTTGCAAAAATAGGAGTATTATTACTTGTCAATTCAAAATTTCTTCTATTAATTCTATCACCATTTAACGAATTATAAAATTTAATATTTGATGTTTGAGTTAACTTTCCAAATACTTTAGGTACTGGATTATTGACTGATCCGAATCGTGATTTCTCATCACTATCAGTGTAGAATACTTCATTTAAAGATCTAACAGTCGTAATACCTGATGTATTATCAGGAATAAATTCTAAAACAAAATCATCGCTCACAAATCTGGCATTAAATGTTCCAATACCAATAGTGCTACCTATGGATAAAAATTCACTTTGATTTGTAAATATCTCAGAATCTTTATGAATTACATATACTTGATGCAACGCTTCAGATGTGGCAGTTCCAACGTGAACTGTTGCTTTTAAACCTGAGAATAAATTTTTATTAAGAGTTGCAATCGTACTAGTTCCTGATTGTTCATCAAATTTACTTTCAACAAATTGTGTTCTTTCACTACCATCTTCTTGACCAGGTGCTGTGAATCTATATGTTCCTATTCCTGCTGGTGTAGATCCAAATCCAACAATGCTTGATTTGACTCGTATTGGGTTTGGTTCTTTATTAGTAATCTCAAAAGATAAAATATCACCTGAAATTGAAGCACCAAATGAACCAATGAAGTTCGAACTTTGAATTCCTCGATTAGTATCAAAGAACGCTTGAGACATAAACGTATCTCTTCCATCATAACCAAGTAATGTTTCAACATAATTCATCTCATCTGTCACAAGATCAGTGACTTGTGAATTTATGTAGAAACTATTAATCTTATCAGTTACTGTTGATATGGATACAATTGATGAAGTAATTCCTGAGGCATCAGTTGTACTTCCAACACCAACGACTGATCCAGTTATGCTTGCAAATCCAAACGTGCTTGATCCGGTGCCAGTAACCGTAGAATTGAATTTAGACTCGATTGTCTTTATATCATAGTCAACATCAAACTTAAATAAATCTATTGGAGTAAATCTTAAGAAATCTTTTCCAGACTCATTTACTAGTTCAAATTTTGTAAAGTCTGTGTTTTCAGTATCTAATTTATTTTTCTCTAAAAGATATGAACCTGTGTCATTGTTTAAAAGTATTAATTCTACTATTTGCTTTTGAGTATTTCTTAGGTCTTTAATTTGTAATAGAATTCTATTTAAACCATCAACAGGTTGAATTTGTAATAAATCTAAAAATAAATTAGGATCACTTTCTAAATTAGAGTATCTAGAACTAATATCATCTATGTTTAATACATTATTTGTTTTTGCTTGAATAAAATCAGTTAAACTTACATTTTGCAATTGAATAAATTTTGAAGTTGAACGATTTATATCTAAGTCAGTGGCACCAGTGCCAACAAAAATATCTCTTGCATTATCAAAATTATATAAAGTATCAACTCTTACCTTTTCAATAAATGATGGTAATATATCTAAAAATATTGAAATATTCGCCTGTCCTCCAATTGGAAATGCACTTGATGCTGATGTAATTCCTGTGTCTGAGAAATTTTTGAATCCTGCAGTATGAACTAAATTATTTACGGGACTCTTTAAATCATTCCATGTTATTGGACTTTGTATGGTGTATGAAAGGTTTTGATAATAATCATTATTTGGTATAACTTGAATGTCATCATTTAATTTTCCAGTATTTGTTTCCCATCCTAAATCTTTAATTAAAGAATAATTTACACTAAACTGCCCTTCATTTTTAAATATATTCTCAACTTTTGCTTGATTTCTTGAAATGACTCCAGTAATAAGATCACCTTTTTTAAACTCATATAATCCTATTAATTTTACGAAATTTTCTCCTGTATCAACAACAGTTAAATCTCTTTCAATATCATCAATGCTAATTTTTTCACCAATGGTGAAACCCTCTTCTACTAAATTTAATCTAAATGAAGGGTATATATTTGAATTAATAATACTTCCAAAAGAAGATACAGATGTAACTGCAACTCCAGTATTTGTAGTGTATTGTGATACATCTATCGTCACCTTATCTAAGGTACCACTATCATCATAATTTGATACTCGCAAAAGTTTATATCCGTAATCAGATGAATTAAATCCAGATCCAGCGGTTCCTACTTTCTGTAGTCCCTCTATGAAAACAGAGTCACCTATAGCAAAAGGTTTTGGATTATATCCTAACGCTGGAGTAGTTATAAAAATATTAAAATTAGATGTTCCTGCTATAGAATCAACACTTTGTATACTAACTCCATTTGTATTGTTTGTTGCGATAAGTGCAACATTTCCTACAGTTACACCTGTAGGAGACTGATCTATTTTAACTTCACCTATTGATGATCCTGATAAAATTGCATCCAAAGCACTATCAGGAAAAACAGTTCCTGCATCCGTATCAACGACAACTAAATCAGGCGCACTTAGATAATTACCACCACCACGCACAATCTCAACACTTGAAATCCTTTTAGATCCTCTGAGTTGAACAAAAGAAGGAATTAATGCCTCTGGTTGCAGTGTGGGATCAGAAGAATACTCAAATCCCTCATTAATGATTCTAGTTTTTTTAATATTACCAATACTCTTTGATTTGGTAAGGATATTTACATCATTAGCAGTTGTCGATCCAACACTTACAAAAGATGGTAATTTTCTATAGTTTGATCCACCGCTTACAATATTAATTGAATTTATTGCACCGGTGACAATACCAGAGGTTGTACTGTAAGATAATTCATCACAATCCAATGAAGTGTACAAGGATCTTTGTGGTTCTTTTATACTGTCAAATGTAAAGGTGCTTACACCAACATTAGAAATTTTAAAACTACCATTTAAATTGTTATCTACAAATTCTATCTCAGAATAATTTTTAACTGAATTGTCAGCAGTTATTGCTATACCCAATCTTTCAAGGTTATAATATAATTTATCAGGTACACTATTACCGAATCCTATTACATATCTTGACCCTGTTAAACCCTCAGTAATTATGCCCACCGGTATGTTAAAACCTGTGCTTGACCCAGTTGAAACAAATTCATTTTTAAATTCTTTATCATAATATAATTTAAATTTGAATCCAATTAATGATGTATCTGATGTATCAAATACTAAATTATTATTTTTCTCAACTACTATTGGAGGATTAATTTTAGTAAATGTATGTGTGGCATTAGTAGTATTTACTGATACAATCCCCACTGCTATTGGAGGATTTATAGTTGCATTTTCAAATGAATCACAAAGTTTAAATCTATTATCATCAATTACACTAACAAAATAATTACTATTACCTATACCTATGTGTGAAGTTGTCGCAAAATGTTTGACTTTTTGACCTGTAGATAAGTTGTGGTTTTCTAATGTAATGGTGCTTGCACCCGTTTGAACACCAACTGTTGTTATACCGGATGTTTGACATTGTATTGGATCAACATTTATATAACCCTCTGATGAATCTCTTCTAACACGCACAATAGGTGAAGTTCCAATACCCACAGAGTCATTAGATTTAATTGTTAGAGAAATTGGATCATTGTCTCTCAGTTGATGAAAACTTGACCCTAAAGATACTGTATTTTTTACATTCTTTATATTTACCTTTTTCTGTACAAAATCAGATTCAAAGAAGTATCTATCGTCATCTCCTCCTCCACCTATTATACTTCTAAAGAATACTTCAGAATATTCTTTGTTATCTGTAAGGGTAGGATCTGTTCCAATACCAGTTTTAATTCCTATTAAATTTCTACTTTTCCTAACTGCAAAAACAGTTGAAGGCATGGCACTTATTGTACTTGATGCAAGAGTTGATATTCCTATTGAGTTTGCGCCTGTAGCATTAGTTAATTTTAATTTTTGATTCGTTACAAAAGGATGATTTTCTAAGTAAATTGCTTGATTAGGTATAACACGAGTCGTCCTAGTATTTCCAAATGAGAATGACTTTGTAATAGATCCACCAGCGGTATCCCCAAATCCTACTGCTTTGGTAGGGTTAAAAAATACCTTTTGATTAACTCTTGAATTTAAATTATCTACTGATTTTTGTATTGTAAAAGAATCTGGAATTACATACAAAGGTGTGGATACCGAATGAGATAATCCAACTAATCCCCTTTCAACAGTTAGTATATTAGGTTCATCATATAAATTCAATATTGTCATTATCTCCGTGCCTATGCCTATTTTATTTCCAACTTTTAGACTAGAAGGAATATTTGAGATATAAATTTCAGTTGTCGCAGAACCCGCTGTAATAGTTGAAATGGCAGAGGAAGTTAAAGATGAAACACCTATAATGTAAGATCCATTAATGTTTGAGAATGATGATGAGAGACCCGATATGGTAACTAAATCATTATTTCTTAGATTATGATTATTAACTGGGGTAATTCTTAAATTATCATTATCCTCTTTAGATATGACTGCATCATCGTACTTTAAAGTATCAGATTTTATACTTGAAATAAATTCACCTTTAATTGATGATACTTTTGCAATAAGACCATCACCACCAGTGCCAGTATTATTGAAGTTTAGAACATCACCAATCTTCTGATTGCTTCCACTTTGAAGAATTTGCAATTCATTAACTGAACCAGACTCTACTGTTTGAATTTCTATTTTTTGAGTTGTGATTTCATTTGCCTCAGTAATAAAATCATTTCCAGCGGTGCTATCAGATACATTGTAAGGGAGTGTATTTCTTCTTAAAGAAGAATTAAAGAAATCAAATGATTGATCCAATTTAAAATTGTCATCAATTACTTTTGATCTAAATTTATCTCCTATAAAATATGGGAATGTCGGTAAGTTAGAAGAATTAATCGTTGCATGATAAGCATACGTTCCGTTAGGGTAATCATCGTTTATTTCAAATCGACCATTAAATTCATCTAAATCTCCACTATCTTTGAAAACATGATCTTCTATAAAAAATCCATCAGGGAAAACTGTAGTAGGAGGTCTATCAACAACAGAACTAGTATCTACTTCATATCCACTGACTAATAATTTTGTATCTGTTGTTTTTTTCTCAGGATCTACAAATCCAAAAGGTCCGTAAATTGGATTACCATCATATGCCCATCCAATTATATTTGATACTGTTGCTCCACCATCATTAAAAGGTATCGTGGAATATCCACATACGACATTTTGTAGTATATCACCATTTTCCTCCAATCTACTAAATGAGTTTCCATATTTTAAATTGTTATTAACATTTAAAACTCTAACATTAGCACTTATAACACCACCAACACCTGAAGGTGTCACACGAACTGATGTTGTTGATTCAGAATATCCAATTCCTGCAGATACAATTTCAACTGATTTAATTGATCCAGTTAAATCACCATCATTGGTTTTATTCATTATTGCCCTAAGTTTAGCACCATTACCAATGCCTAAACTATCAACTACCTCAATATTAGGTGTTGAAAAATACCCAGACCCTGTATTACCAATTGATACAGTTGATATTCCACCCGTGTTAGAGTTTATTACAACTTTTAATTCTGGAGCGACTCCGTTAGAACCATTTTTAATGGTGACAACAGGATTATTCTCAAAGTTTAATATTGTAGAACCATATCCTGTTCCTTTTTCATATAACTGCAGGTCGGAAATTTCTCCCTTAATTACTGGAGTAATGACAGCACTAACTTTATCACCTGATGTTAAATCAGTCGCAGTTTTCAATCCAACATATTCAACCACTGCCACTATATCTGGATATTTAAATGTTTGTGTCCCTATACCTGTTGTTTTTAAATTGACAAATTTATTTTCATTAAATTCGGATACTATTGTTCCACCTATACCTGCATTAGATAATTTGAATGAATTATCGTCAATTTTTGAGACAATATATTGTTGATTTGGAACTGTCGATAATCCTACTATCGTAGATGCAGTGCCAACTGGGTGCTCATAAACAATTTTATCACCATCTTTAAAATTATGATTTTCAAATGTTATAGTATTAAATATTGTCGATATACCTACTGGTTGTACAAATAACTTCTTATTCTCATATCCCTGACCGCCTGAGAGGACGTTTACACCTAAAATGGTATTATTCACCTCACCCACTATAATCCTTTGCTGACCTCCAGCAGTGTGTATTAAACCAACAGCATTTTCAGCATTTACTGCGCTAAATGCCTGATTCTGAGATTGGAAAAAACGAATACTTTTATCGTTTACTACACTTACAAAATACTCTTGATTTGACACAAATGTTCCAGCAGTCTGACCTATGGATATTTGATTGTTAGAATTATAAATTATCCTATCACCTGAATTTAAATTATGACGATTTTTCAATGTTAATATGGTTAAATCACCATCTGCATTTCCTACTCCAGTTTGTTTTGCTGAAGTGAATGGTGTTGCATCAAAAAATATTTCTCTAGATCTTTTTCCTATTATTGGTTCTAAAACAGCCCCTGATCCATTTCCACCAGTCACACCAATAGAAATAACTTTATCAATATCAAATTCCTGTTTGTCTATAAAAGCATCAACTATTTTACCTCTTACAGATGCCTGAACCAATGCCTGTGTTCCTATTCCTGATGAAACCTCAATTTTAGGAGGATTAATAACATCATATCCGTCACCTCCAGATAATAAATTTACTCGACTTATAGGACCAAAATAAATCTTATCGTTAGTTTTATAGTTATAAATTTCAACACCATTTATTAATTTACCGATTGTTCCTGGTATGGTTTTATCATTTGAACCATTTTTCAAATTAGTATTCAATACAAATTTCTTTAATGATTTTTTTGGTTGTATTTTCTTCGATCTCTGAGAATATAATGTAAAGGTATGAGTTGCAGATAGTATGTTACCATCAGCATCTTTAGGATAATCTAATTCCAAAGATGTTCCACTTTGAATGAATGATCTTGCAGAATATAATTTTATCAATTGGTCTGCCTTACTTACCACTTCAATAAAATATGATCCCGTATCAATTCCTGCGTTTACTGCATCTTTATTAAAAGTATCACCACTTGATTCATAAAAAACTCTATCACCTGTTAGTAAGTTTATGTCAGCGGCAGATTGTGATACCTTTAATGTTTTGTATTTACCAGTTGTATTGTTTATATCTTGCAACCCATTTGTTGCCAAAGTTACTTGATTTAATTGAAAATTTATATCTTCTGTAAATGGAGCGAGAGGTAAACTTGCATTTTTTCCAGATGGTAATGAATTTGATGCAACATACCCATTATCTTGATCAAAGTATACATTCGATACATCTGAAGTTAAATCGTATGATAAAGGTACATGATTACTTTTTGCTTTATTTAATTTTCTTCTTAAATTATATTTTGCATTTGAATTATACCAAGAACCCGTATTTAAATTATCAACTGTAACTGATAAATTGCTGTTTATCAGAGAGATATAAGGTTGAGAATCATTTGAAGTAGGGTATATAACTGCACTAGGATTATTTCTATCTACAATCTCAACAAAATCCCCAACCTTTAGAGAAGATCTATCTATTATACTATTTAAAGAAACAACAGATGAAACAACATTATCAATTTCATAGAATGAAGATGTATTATAAATCCATGAATTAGCAAAAACTTCCTTTCTATCTTTATCAACTGGATTCTTTACTTTAATTCCCAAGTTTTTAACACTCATCACATCTCCTTCAGAGACAATTACATTATCAGATGTTTGTTTAAATTTAGAAATGATTCCGGTAATTCTAAATTCAACCTTTTTTGTTAAATCTCCATCTTCATAACCAAAGTATATTTCATCAGAATAAATACTACCTGCTGGTAAAATTGATGATGTTATACCAGTGCATCCCAAAAATTGATTTATAGTTTTATCATTATAAGAAACTGTATTAATTCCTGATAGGATTTTTCCGCTAGTATTAAATCCAACTGTAGAATCAACTGTAATTATCGATGATCCAATAGATATTTTTTCTACAGATTTTGTGCTTGGTGTAATTTTAAAATTACCCTCAACAAGTGATGCATCCGAGTAACCTATGAATAATGAAAATTTAAAATACTGTTTCCCCTGTCTTGTAAATGGTTCTACTTCAGATACCGATGCCTGTGTACGAGGGTCATTTAATTTTTCAATCTTTTTAATTGTTTGACCAACTAAACCGATTGGATTCCCTGATAATACTTCTACTATGACAGTCTCTCTTCTTAAATATTCTGCTGCAGATGGTTTTAATAATAAATCTTCTAAATTTATTATTTTTGGATCAACACCATAAAGCACACGAAATAAAATTTTAATTGCATCATTAGTTCCTTTAGTTTCATAAAAAGATTTAATTTCTTTAAGGAAGTTACCTACATTTAAATTTTTATCAAAATTTAAATTTTCAAAACCTGGTGCAAACGTATATTTAAATTTATTATAAAACTCTTTTAAGAATAAAGAACTTAAATTTTGAATTGATGAACCTGCAGTGTGGACACCTGTATTAGATGTGGTAAATACTAACTCTTCTTCATTGAGATCTTGATGATAACTTGTAATTCCACTAAAACCACGAGTAAGTCCAGTAAAAGTATTAGTTGTTAATCCAGTATATGTAATAATCTCATCATCAATTTTTAAAAGACCATATTGATTAGGGAAACCCTTTGTACTTGAAACTGTTACTATGCCTACATCTTGTGTGCCGATACCCACTGATAAAGTGGTATTGTCTGTAATTATTTCAGGAGTTAAATTATCTAAATCTAAGTATTGATCTAAGTTTTCAGCAATATCTACTACACCACTCTTAAATTCTTGTGAAATATAATATTGTTTTAGAAAATCAACAGTCGTTGGACTCTCATCCAAAATAAAATTTGGAAGTTGAGAAGATATAACATCTTGTATTTTTACTCTCGATTCAATACCTGTTTGTATCATATTATTCTCTTATTAATTTTCCGTTTGAATAACTTGAAGTGTAAAAATCTCTCACAAATTGTGTTCCTGATATTTCGTCACCAGATGCAATTACATCTCTTAACATATTTATGGTGCTTTTTGAAACACTTAATTCAAGATATAAGTCTCTTAATCCCACTACGTCATTTGATTCTGGAAATGCTTGTACCTCAATAATATCATTTTCTTTTTCAGTGCCTATTATATTAATCGTTGTAAGTTTAACTTCTCCGTGAATATAATCAACTATACCAGCAGATTTACTTACAACTCTTATTTCTTGATTTTCAATTGGTTTAACTATAGATAAAACACCAGTTGCACCATCTGCGTTTGGTATGTCAGTAAGATATACAGGTGATGATTCGCCAGCGATAAAAAATCCAGTGGATTTGATATTGAATCCATTTGGATCAATATGAAATCTATTACCAAAACATAGTTCATATTGAGCAAATTGATTTAATGATGCTTTCAAATCTCTTCTTATGATGACTTTTGTGATATTACTTGTTATCGCTGTATCAGTTTTGTCAATTACTTGTAACACTTTACTATATTTAAATCTTCCACCAAAGCGATTAAAGTTAACTGATTGAGAGTATTTTGTTAGAGAGTTAATTATTTTAGTTCGTAATGTATCTTCTGTTGACACCTGAGAATAGTTATAATAGGCAGCAATGTCCAGTTCGACATAAAGTATTTTTAGATCTATAAGTTTCTGATTTATACCAGCAACACTATATTTTTTAAGTTGTGATAATATCCTTGACTTTGTAAAGTCTGAAATATATGTAGCACTCTTAGGTTTAATGCTTATCTGCACAGTTCCAAACTCTGGGGGATCAAGTTCCTCTCCACCAACAATTGAAACTGACTCTGTTTCCGGAAATATTTTTTTTATTATTGCCTCATAGTCTCTTGGAGTAACTGCTCTATTTTGTGATGAATAAATTTTAGGTGAATAATACTTAATTGAATCAACTGATTCAATATTGGAACCTCCTCTTGCTGCTTCAATTGTAGTTACAAGTGGTGTAGAGGTAACATCAATTGAATTTCCTGTGGATGTATTAATTAAGTTTCCAGAAAATGAAAAGTTTTGAGCACCATTCCCTTCTTCACCATCAGATATAATATAATTAACAGTTATTATTGTACCATCATCTCCAGCAGCAGTTCCTAATTTTCTACCAAGTAGACCATCTCCAAAACGAATCTCATATTTTTCATCTTGGACTTCTTGTAGAAAGAAAACTCTTGATGTTGAATCAATTTCACTTATATCATCTGATATGAAATATTCTTTTCCTAAACCGGTCTCTCCTTCTTTTTTAACATATACATGAATTGTAGAGGTATCTATGAATGAATTATCTAATATAAATTTCTGATCTAGAGAATTATCAAATTTAAATTGTTTTGTTAAAAAAGTCCCTTGATTGACTGTTAAATTTTCAAAATTAACAACATAATTTGGAGTTGTAATATCACCTTCATTTACAACTTGTTTTGCTATATTTTCTGATATAGAAAAAGTATAAGAAGAGTCATTAATACTACCTACACAAACAAGTCCTCTTTTTAGTTCAACTGTTTCTGGTGGATTGGTTGTACCAACATTTAATTTAAAAGACACCTCTGCCTTTGCAGCAGACCTTGAACGAGGCATATACCCAATGTTTCGTGCAAGTGAAACAACGTTCTCACGTAGCGTTGCAGAGTCTAAGAAGGACTCATTAACAATCATGTTTGAATTAAACGCTGTTATGTAAGTATTGTATGCTAAAGTATCAAGTAATACAGAAAAGTTTGATCCTTCAAAGTCAAATCCATCAAAATCACTATTTGCTCTCAGATAACTTTTAATTGACGTTTTGATTTGATCAAAATCTAAATTTGTAAACTTTGTAGTAGGCATTTTTTATCGTGTTGCTTCGAGTATGAATGAAAATTGTTGTGTAGGGAACTCTTCACCTACAATATCAAAAATAACTGTAATTTCAAAGTCATTGTCATCTGGACGAGGTTCTACTTCGACTTTGACATTATCAATTCTCCTTTCAAAATTTTTTAATGAAGTTTTAATTTGTTCTTGAATAATTGATGCAGTACCAAAGTCAACAAAATCAAATAAACTACGATATACGTCAGAACCAAATAATGGATTAAAAAATTTCTCAGTTGGAATCGTTTCAACAATATTTCTCACAGATCTTATAATTGCTCTCTCATTTTTAAGAACAGGAAGATCTTTTGTCACAGGATGTGGTTCAAAAGACAAACTAATGTCCTTAAAAGACCTTGATATCCTTGTGAATGCCATTTTTTATACAGTTTTTATTTATTTATGACTCTTTTAACAATTCTTTTTGATCTTCTTCTTCTTGATAAAGAGGTTGACCATCATCATACATCAATTCTTTCAAAATTTTTTGATTTGAATCAGATTTTGAGGTATTTTCAGTCATTTTTGTGTTTATTTATTATCTATTTATGTCAGTCATTACATAATCTTCTGAATCAAAGTAATTTAGCACCCACCAAGCAACACTTCTTGGATTTTTATTGCCACAAGTGAAGATATCTATGGCAACACATCCTTTTTCTGGCCAAGTATGGCAACTAAGGTGACTTTCTCCTAAAGTTACGGTACAAGTTACTCCTTGAGGGTCAAATTGATGAGTATAAGTGTTCAAAACCTGCAAATTTTCGGTTTTACAGGCATTAACACATACTTCTTCTATTTTTAGTGGGTCATTTAACTTATCAAATGGTACATTATATACTTCAGCAAGTAAATGAGTGCCCATATGAGCATTTTTTACGTTTTTCATCCCAATTCTGGTTCAATATTAATATTAACAGTGCCAGTTGCAGTGTTTCCTGCTCCAATCGCAGTGTCAACTTCATTTTGATTCAACAAAATATCGGGTTTTTGCCTTTCTTTTGCCGTTTTCCAGAAATAATTCTCTTCTGAACCCAATCCATCACGGTCATGACCGTTTTCAACCTGATAATACACCGTTGAAACCTTAAAATCGGGAATCTTAGGTGTCTCAGGAGTGATACTATTGTCATAAATCCTCATTCTATTGTTTGGATAGAGGCAAAACTGCCCATTATCAAGTTCTAAGAGGTTATGAGACTTATGTTCAGCGGGTTGTTCGCTTGTTGAGTAGTCGATTGCGTCAACATCTTGATGATAATTGTCTAAAGTACAGATATAAGTACCTGTTTGAGTGCCAAAATCACGAGTATAGACCTCATAATGCATACTTCCGATGAATTGTTTCTGTACTGCAACGACTCCATAGTCCATACAGTTCCAAAACTGTAGGTTATGAAGTGTCATATCAGGATCGGGTATCTCCGGAGACGAGAGAAAAGCGGAAATTGGCAATTTATCAAACATTGCCGCATATTCTGGTAAGTAAGTCTCAAAATAAAATGCCCGACCAGGTATACTTTTCGCTGATACCCAGACTCCTTTGACAAATTCACCGTGACCATACTTATGATCAGTTAAATATTCTTTTCTTACCCATACTTCATAGGAGGGTAGATTCGTAATTAAACAAGACATTATTTGTGATGATAAACTTCAACATATGAATTACATTTTGGGCACGTAAAATTAGAAAAGAAGTCGTATTCAGACTCCTCTCCATCATTTACATCTTCCATTGAGTGATCCGCGCCCCAAATCAACTCAGTTCCACAGTGCCAACAGTTCAACGACCCTGACCTCTGTACTTCTTGCGAGCCGAGTTACGCGAGGTTGCCGAGTATTTTGTATGTTTTCCTGTCCCCTGACGAGTTTTTTTCGGGGTTGTAATGGTTTCTTCTCTTCCAAGAACACCAACTTTTGTACGTACTGCCATGATTTAATCTCCTTTTTGTATTTCTGTTCGTATATCAGAAGGTAATGGTTTACCTGTCTGATAATATTCAATTGCTAAGTCTTCCATAATATCAAAGTATTCATGCTGATTCAGATCTGAGAACTTGCATTCGTCCTGAATGTAGATGTTATACTTGTCAGACATTAGATCACTCTTGACTTCTCATGTCCAACACGAACTCTTGGATCACACCAGATTTCAAAACCTGCATCCTTTGCATCAAGACAGAACGAGACATCCTCGCCGCACATATCTTGTACTTCACCAGACTCAAAGACTTGCATCTTTGGAGCGAACCAAGGATATGGTAGACCTTCATGCTCAAAAACACCATACTTAATTAATAACCAACCAAAACCTGTATAATCAACTGTGAAAGGTTTTGTACGCTTGGATATGCTTTCGATTGTTTCGTGATTCATCACACCACCATTGCTACGAAAATCGTCCTCTTCTAACCAATGTGCTACAGAGGTTGTTCTTCCATCTTCTGTGCAATACCATCCTGCAGCAATATCCTGATCCATTAATACTATCTGCCAAAACTTTTCACTATTGAAAACGATATCACTATCAATCCATAACTGATAATCATACTTTAACTTACCATCCCAAGGTATTTGCTTTGGACCACGAAGAACGTTTGCTCCAAGACACTTACATCTTGCGAAGTTTACCATTGAAGAGTAATCCTGAGATATCTGAATTGACCCACCGCACTGAACAATGTCAAAACAAAGTTGAACAAATGCTTTTAAAAATGTGAAAGATACTCCTCTACCAGGTAAACAAAAGACAACACTCTTGCCTTTTACCATTT